ACACAGACTACACCAATCAAGACTCAATCTACGCTACAAATTTCCGCTATGTCAAAGTGACCTACGCCTTTACGAGTACCGGCAATGACGACCTCCTAAACATTAGTGCATTGAACGTGCGCTTAGATGTTAAGTTGCGTAGTGATACTGGTACAGGAACAGCAAACGCAGCCGACGTAGGCGGAACCACCGTCAATTTTAACGTAGCGTTCATAGACGTTGAAGGCATTTCCGTCACACCCAGCGGAACGACCGCTCGCATTGCGATCTATGATTTTGTTGACGCACCGAATCCCACCAGCTTTAAGGTACTGCTGTTCGACACAGCAGGGAACCGTGTAAGCGGTGCCTTCAGCTGGCAAGCCCGAGGAAGCTAAGCAATGGCCAACTGGTCAAACCCCCTGCTCACCAGCACTTACACCAACTTCGTCACGGAGGTCAAGGACCGTGACACGGACCTGGCGCTCCAGTTCGACGGCACCGCCAGCACAAACATCCCCACCAACACAATCCGCTGGAATAGTTCAGCAAACCGCTGGCAGAAGTGGAACGGCAGCAGCTGGGCCGAGCTGACCTCCCTTTACGCCCTCACCGGCCTCAGTACGACAGGCAACGCCGCTATTGGTGGCACGGTAAGTGGCACCGCTCTTATTCCTACAGCTAACACCGCACCCACTAACGGTGTTTACCTGCCTAATGCTAATACTGTTGGTATAGCGACAAACAGCGCTGGACGAGTATTTGTTGATGCGTCAGGCCGCTTCGGTGTAGGTACATCTACGCCCGGTACAGCTATAGATGTAACAGCAGCCGCTGGGTCTGCGACAGCTGGCAACATCCGCATCGCTCCTAGTACGGCTGGCCAGGCCCGCTTCCACCTCTTCAACGGCGGCGCAACAGCTGAGTGGATCTTCGGCCAAAAGACAAGTACGGACCACGATTTTAAGCTGAGTAAGCTCGTATCAGGCAGCGAAGTCGATTACTTTACCGTCAACACAGACGGCAATGTAAGCATTGGAACTACTACAAGCTCATCTAATCATAAGCTTGAAGTTCTCGGTGACGGTAATCGTATTGTTTGCCGTAATGCGACTAATGGTGGTGAAGCACGCATTGAAGCCCAGGTACAAAATTACATATCAGGATCTACATTTACTGGCACTTCAATTTTGCAATACGGATCAACTGCAGCTGGTACAACTGCTGGACTGTCAAATGCAAACCTCGGAATACTATTATTCCAGAATACAAGCTGCGGCTTGATTACAACAAATGGCGGAACTCCGCTTGCTTTTGCGACTGCAAATGCCGAACGTCTCCGCATCGACAGCTCCGGCCGCGTAGGCATAGGCACAACCTCTCCCAGTACCAGCCTAGAAATTCAACTAGCTGCCGCCAACGCCACAAGCGGCAACGTATATGTTGTACCTCCAGCAGCCGGTCAAGCACGCTATCGTTTATACAATACTGGCGGTACGGCTGAATGGATCTTCGGCCAAAAAACAGGCACAGATCACGACTTCAAACTAAGCAAGCTCATAGCAGGCAGCGAAGTCGATTACTTAGCCGTTACAACTGCCGGCATTCTGCAATTCGATAGTGGTTACGGCTCCAACGCCAATGCCTACGGCTGTCGCGCTTGGGCCAACATCAACGCAGGTGCCACCCCTAGCATTAGAGCTTCGGGCAACGTGAGTAGTGTTACGGATGCAGGATCAGGAATAGGCGACTTCTTAGTGTCATTTACCACGGCTATGCCTGACGCCAACTACGCCGCAGTCGTAACGGCCGGCGGAGCAGGTACGCTTGCCTCCGCCAACGCTGCCGTGGGTTGGGCCGCCGTTTACGCAACAGGTTCAGTTAGGGTAGGCGTAAGCGATAATAATACGGACACAAACGTGGATACAGACTACCTCAACGTGGCCATCTTCCGCTAAGCCCCCATGCAACTTACCGCTCGCATCATCTATCCACTGGACGACGGCATCGCAGTCGTCATTCCCTCGGGCGAACTTCCCATAGAGGACGTGGCCGCCAAGGACGTTCCGGCTGGTACGCCCTATCTGCTGATCGACGCCAGTGATCTGCCCACCGATCGCACCTTCCGTGCCGCCTGGACCGCCGACTTCAGCGCTCCCGACGGCTACGGCATCGGCGCCGATGCCTGGTTCGCCGCCCGCGCCGCACAGGCCAGGCAGCCAACGCCTACCGAATCGCCTGAGTCACTGGAATCGCCTGAGGCAGACTCCCCGTGGCCTAACACAGATCCTGAACCCCTCACCGAATCCCACTTAGAGGAAGAGACCGACAATGATCACGATTGACTTACCCAAAGCAAAGCTCATCGGACACAACCTGCGTAGAGCGAAGCGTGCAGCTGCATTTGCCCCTTACGATGAGCTTATTGCTAAGCAGATTCCCGGCTCGGAGGCTGCTACCGCAGAGGCGACCCGCATAATCATCCGCACCCATTACGCCGAAGTCCAAAAGCTTATCGAGGCAGCAGCAACTCCCGACGAGATCATCAGCGCTTTAGGGCTAGACTGGAGCAACTCGACCTCGCCGGACCTCTAAGTACGTCATGGCTGCTCCCAACATCAAGTCGCCATCGACCGTCACAGGCATCTACGGCAAGACCGTGGGCTATGCCGTCACCACCTCGATGGCTGCGGCACTGAGCAACGCCGCCAGCAGCGGCAAGGTGCTGAAAATCAATTCGGTGTACTGCGCCAACGTGGATGGCGCTGCTGCTGCTGACATCAGCTTGGAGCATTACAACGGCTCCACTGGGTTTGCCATTGGCAAAACGATCACTGTGCCAGCCGACGCCACCCAGGTGCTCGTGACCCGCGAGGCGTACATCTACCTGGAGGAAGGCCACAGCCTCCGCGCACAGGCCAGCGCAGCAGGCGATCTGGAGCTGACCATCAGCTATGAGGAAATCAGCTGATGTTGGGCTTCAACGGTGGCCTCATGGGCGTCAGGCGCACGCCTACTGCTGCCGCAGCTTCGGGGCTGTGGTTTCAGAACGAGCAGAGCGTGGCGAGACGGGCAGCGATTTGGCCAGATTCACCAACAAACATAAACTTGAGTAGTATTAATTACTTGTATCATGCACCGCATATAGATTACCGTATGCCACCGCCAAGTGTTGCAAATATGCAAGATGGAGTCATTGTCAATCCGTCTGGCACATTTGTTGACTCATTTTCTGGCGGGGGTCCATTTGGAAATATCGCCTTTGTGACAATGGATCTTGGCGCGACGAGAGTAGTTGGAACCATTGTATATGGTCAAACTCCTGTAGGCACAGACTGGGCCTCATCGCCAGGTCCGAATGGTTTTCATGATAATGCAGATATACATTACTCTTCAGATAATACAACATGGACATTTTTGCTAAATGTAGGCAGCTATGGGGGAATACAACAACGGACTGTTGCAATTTCTGCTAGATACATCAGAATTAGTGCCAGCGTTTATTTAGGATTGTCTGAGTTCTACGCTCTTGCCCCCGGACAGGTATATCCATGACCCTCTACTCCCACTACCAAACCACCCCAGCACCCCTGCCGCACCGCATCCGCTTTGCGGACGGCAGCACCCGCACCGACAGCACCACCTTCACGCCTGACGAGCTGGAGCGTGCCGGGTACAGCGGCCCCTACGAACGCCCCGAGTGCAACCCCAAGCTGGAGACGATCGACTGGGACGCCGAGGCGCTTGAGTACGTCGTGCGCCCCTACAGCTTTGATGAGCTGCAAACACAGCACGCCAAGGTCCGCCAGCGGCGCATCGAGCTGCTGCAGTCTTGCGACTGGACGCAGATCGCCGACTACGACCTCGGCGCTGATCGTGATGCCTGGGCTGCTTACCGCCAGGCGCTGCGCGACCTGGCCGATGCTGCCAACCCGTTTGACATCCCCTGGCCGCAGCCTCCTAAGCTGAACTGAGGCGCCCTCCACTCAGCGAAGCAACTTATGGCCGTCAAAGCTAAGACCGGCACCGCCCGCGTCGAGCATGTACCAGGCAAGCCCAAGCTCACCCGCCAAGGTCAGGGCCAGCACAGCAAACCCAGCCACGGCCGAAAGCTGCGCCGCGGCCAAGGTAAGCCGTAGCGCTGTGCCGCAGCACTGTCCTAGTGCGGAGCTGCGGCCGACCGCTTATGCAAGCCTTGCCGCTAAGCTGAGCTTATGGCAATCTCCCCTGGCACGTACGACATCACCCTGCAGCGCAGGGCGGACTATAGCGTCACGCTCCAGTTCAAGGACAGCACCAACACGCCCATCGACCTAACGGGCTGGACCGCCGCGGCTCAAGCCTGGAACGAATACCGCACCACAAAATACGCCGACTTCACCGTAAGCTACACCAATAGGCTTACAGGTACTATTGCGCTGTCGCTTACAGACGATCAAACCGCTACCTTCCCCACCGCCGCCTATTACGACGTGCTGCTCACAAATCCCAGCGGCCTAAAGGAGTATTACCTAGAAGGTGCTATCTATGTGAGTGAGGGGTACACAGCATGACATCCGTGAGTGTGAGCGGGCTTACGAGCACCGTAAGCGTAACAACGGATGACAACAAAACTGTTGTTGTACCCGTACCCGTAACCACCGTAATTACGGCCACTACTGCAGGGCCGCAGGGTGCTAAGGGGGACAAAGGGGAGCCAAGTGATCTAGGCAGCGGTACAGACCTTAGTATCACTAACAGAACCAGCACGACTCTCATTGTGGCTAGTTCTACCGGCCTAGACGCCACCGTACCGGCAGTAAGCACTACGCTAAGTGGACTCATGTCGGCGGACGATAAGCTGAAGTTGGATGATATTGATAGCGACATCGCAGCCCTTGCAATCGCACTCAGCTAATGGCTAAGCAGCTTCTCACCGCCTACACCTTTACTCCTGGTGCGGCAAACGTCGGCACTGTCGTCGTCCCCGGCACCTACACGCTGGAACGTTTCCTCTTAATCACTAACGTAACAACTGGCGACATAGTTTACCAGTTCAACAAACCTGCTAAGGGCGCAACGCTTAGCACAGGAGGCGGAAATACGACGCTCACGTTTGAGTCAGATACAAGCGCTATGAGCGCTTCTCACAGGCTGCAACTATTCATCGACGATGCCTCGTCCGGTGGCGGCCTCACTGACACGCAGCTCCGCGCCACGCCAGTTCCCGTAAGCGGCAGCGTGTCGATCAGCGGCACGCCCTCGGTGTCGATCAGCGGCACGCCCTCGGTGTCGATCAGCGGCACGGCTGCCGTAAGCGGCCCGCTTACGGACACACAACTCCGCGCCACGGCGGTGCCTGTAAGCGGTACGTTCTGGCAGGCAACGCAGCCGGTGTCAGGCCCGCTGACTGATACAGAGCTACGTGCCACGGCGGTGCCGGTGTCTGGCACGTTCTGGCCGACGACGCAGCCAATCAGCGGCAGCGTGTCGATCACAGGCACTGCTGCAGTCTCCGGTCCGCTGACCGACACCGAGCTTCGCGCCACCGCGGTGCCGGTCACTGGCACCTTCTGGCAGGCCACGCAGCCGATCAGCGGGAGCGTCTCCATCACTGGAACCCCTGCGGTCACTATCAGTGGAACCCCCACAGTTTCCGGCCCGCTGACCGACACTCAGCTGCGAGCTACAGCAGTGCCGGTGAGTGGCACGTTCTGGCAGGCCACGCAGCCGGTGAGCGCCAGCGCCCTACCGCTCCCGACTGGCGCCGCAACAGAGACGACGCTGGCAGCAGTGAATGGGAAGCTTCCGGCGCTGGACAGCGGCCGGCTGCCGGTGGTGTTGCCGGCTGGCGGTGGCGGGCTGACGGACACCGAGCTGCGGGCCACGCCTGTAGAGGTGATCAACACCAGCCCAGCATTCATGCGTGCGGGCTTTGCTGAAGTTGGCAGCGGGATCGTCGGCAAAGCGGCTGAGGAGTTCACCCTGCTGCAGACGGGCAGCGGCATGACGGTGAACCAGTCGGCCGGGAACCTTGTCATCACGACCGGCACCACCGCCAACAGCGAAACGGTGATCCGCTCGATTGATACATTCTCAGGCTCATTGCTGGCACGCCTGAAGGTAACCCTGTCTCAGAGGATCGCCAACCAGACATTCAGATACGAGCTGGCTGATTTGATTGGTGCGGCGCTGTCCTACACAATCAACAGCGCCACCAGCGTCACAGTCACTTTTCCCACTACCAACCCATTCACGGCGGCCAATGTCGGCCAGAGCGTCCGACTGTCGCGAATCACTGGCGCCGCTGGCATCCCAGGCCGCTATGCCATTGCCAGCGTCTCAGGGCTCACAGTCACCTTCACCGTCGCAGCATGGCCGGCATCCGGCAGCGGCACCCTGACCCTGTACGGCTGGAACTACATCCAGTTGGAGTACAGCGGCACCACTGCGACCAATGCCAGCTTCGACTCACAACGCCGCGGCTGGAACAGCGGCAACACCACCGCCACGATCAACACCACTGCATCGCCAGGCCATGTCGGGCAGCTCACCTTCGACGTATTCACGGCCGGATTCTCTGATGCGCTGGTGGCCAGCAACACCGGCTATCAATGGACAAACCGAGCCAGCAGGATCGAAAACGTCCCCGATCCTGAGACGTTGTTGTATCTGTTCATCGTGGTGCAGAACGGCAGCACTGCGCCGGCCAGCACCACCACACTAACGACGGGATTTATCCAGCTTGAGGATCAGGGACGGCAGAAGATTCGAGTAGCCGGCAGCGATCCTGTCGGTAGCCATGCGCTGCCGGTGCAGGTGCTGGGCGGTGCGTTGGGCACCCAGCCGGTGAGCGGCACCGTCACCGCCAACATCGGCACCGGCACCGTCGCGGCCGTCACCTCCGCCAACCTGGCGTTGCCTGGCATCATCGCGGATGTGGCCTCAGCGGCGTTGACAACAACCACGACCACGGCGGCATTCACGCCGACATTTGGCACCAGCTACAGCGTCAGCATCCCGGTCACCGCAGTCACGGGCAGCACGCCAACGCTGGATGTGGCGATTGAAGAATCCGACGATTCGGGCGGCAACTGGTTCAAGGTCTACGACTTCCCGAGGATTACCGGCACGGGAATCTACCGCTCACCGCTGATTAGGATTGTCGGCAACCGGGTGCGCTATGTGCAGACCG